AAGAAACCTATCCCTGCTAAAACAGCAAATCAAAAAATCTATGACCTCATAGGTTCTGATAGTCTTGGTGACTTAATCGATCAGGTCTCTCGAGAGGATGGTCCGAACACAGATGTCAGAGGTTCAATCAAAGGATGGCTTGAGAGTAATACAAAACTACTGAAAGTAAATGGTATTAATCCTGCTTTCATTAAAAAGTTGGGAGTCTGATGAAAACATATCAGCAGTTAAAAGAACTCAAAATGAAGAACTCAGATAAGGCGATGAAGTTAGAGCAGGAGATCCAAAAACTAAGATCTACTCTAATGAAAAAAGAAATGGAACTCGCCAGACTGATGGCAGAATGAAAACCTACAACGAACTAATGGAAGGCATGCCCCAGGGCATGATTGCTTCGTTTGACAATCCAGACGATCCTGAGTTCGAAATACAGGTCTATAAAATGCAGGGTAAGTTCTACATCGACGCAGGCAACTGGGATGATGAAGCGAAGAACAAATCAGAACTAATGAGTAAACTCAAAAAATATAAGGTAGATGTTAAGAATCCAAACTTCGGAAGGATATAGTGAAAACATTTGGAAGTAGATTGATTGAAGATGTGGTAGCATACCATGTCGATAATAAAATACCTTTATATGAAAATCAGATGAGACCTTTCTCGGATAGTTACTTTCAGTTATTTCGTGAGGTCAGAAATCTGTGGAGAGAAGGAAAGTATCAGACAGAAGATGCTTTTGAGATCGAACTGCTAGAGTCAGACATCGGTGAGGTGCTTATCATCGATGGTAAGAAGACTCCTCTCGATCATATTATGGAAGAACCTGATAAGGATGTTGAGCTAAACAAACCAAAGGCAGGTGGGGCGAAGAAATACTACGTTTACGTAAAAAATGATAAGGGCAATGTTGTCAAAGTACAATGGGGAGATACATCAGGATTAAAAGTAAAACTAAACGATCCTGCTGCACGTAAATCATTTGCTGCGAGGCATAAATGTGACCAAGCGAACGACAAAACTACTGCGTCGTACTGGGCATGCCGTATGCCCAGATTCGGGAAATCCCTCGGACTCAAGGTTGATTCGCCAGGGAGTTTCTGGTAAGATGAAACCCTACAGTGATCAGTACATTGGAGGACTGGTTCGGAATCGTATTTTCCATGACCCTACTCCAGACCTTTATGAATGGCATAGGGATCGATACGACAGAGAAATAAAAGTTTTAGAATCTGGTGACGGGTGGAAGTTCCAGAAAGATCATGAGACACCTTTTCTCCTGTATCCAGGAGTTGAGTTTGAAGTGAAAGCATTAGAACATCATAGGGTGATTCCAGGTAACGGCACCCTTGTATTACAAATCAAAGAGGACACTGTAACACTATGAAAAAGTACAAAGAGTTTATGTCCGAAAAAGATGCTATGCACGGACATCATTATGGTCATGGTATCAAGGGCAAAGACGAGAAAAAGCAGGCAGATGCTTTTGCCAGAAATTTGAAAAAGTACAAAGACAATCCTGACGACAAATCTGCTTTTGAACCTACTGCCATCGACAAAAAGGTAATGAAGAAAAGAGAGAAGGGTGAGATGCCAAAGGCACCAAAGTCTAAGCATACTGAGGACAAGGGACCTTGCTGGGATGGATACAAGCAGATTGGCATGAAAAAGAAGGGTGGAAAAGAAGTGCCAAACTGTGTACCTGAGGAGGTAGAGGAGTTAGATGAAAACTCTGACAAGGCACTCGCCAATAAAGCAAAAGAGTCAGGTGAACCTCTCGGAGATTTAAAGAAGGTCTACAAAAAAGGTCTTGCCGCATATGCATCAGGACACCGACCAGGCATGACGCAACATCAGTGGGCGATGGCCAGGGTCAATTCCTATATCAAAGGTGGACCTGCCCGTAAGGTAGATGCTCACATTCGCAAAGAGTCTGCTAAGATGTCACTAAAGAAAAAAGCAAAAGCACGTGGCGTGAAGGCAAACATTGGCGTTAGAGGTTAACAAAACCATACATACCTATTGGAGAGACTACTTAGCGATTGTATATATCGTCATCTGTCTTTTTGATTTTGTTGTCGGAGCAATTTGGTGGAATCTCTATGTCGCCATGTTCTATGAAGATTGTGTTGCCAGAGGAGTAGAGCAGTCAGTTTGCTTCAATAATATTCCACCACCTTGGCAACCTTATACACTTAACAATGGTGGGATGTTTCATATTGCGATGGGTGCTATTTTAGGTGCAGCAGCATGGAAACGTCATGAAGAGAAAAAGAACGGAACTTCAGCATCCGAATGATTATTTCGTAGAGTACATGAATGGCACCAAATACTCTGCCCAGTGGATGCGTGACGTTAACCATGGCGATGATTGGTATGATCCTCATTGGCGACCTGAAATACCTCGATCAAAAAGCAATATCTTCTTTTACCGATACCTTGGCAAACTACCTTGGTTAAGTTGGGATAAATACATTACATCATTACTTGTGACAGGTATCCCCTTATGGGTTACGCACCTCATAATATCCATTTTACCGAAAAGAACATAAGAAAAGTTTTCCCAGATCCTACGGGTCTAAAGATGCTGGAGTTAGGTGACCAGGAGATCAGAAAACTTGATGACTTCCAATATTCATTTCCGAATCAGGGTGAGCTAAAACATTCAGCATGGTCTAAGCACTATTTTGAGAATAAAGGATATGATCACACCTCTGTAGATCTAAAAGGTCTGAGAGGATCAGAGATTCGTGATTTACGAAATCCTGAGGAGTTTTTAGATTGGCATGATACCTTTGACATACTTACCAACTCAGGTACTACTGAACATGTTGAGCCAAGAGATTCACAATATGAATGCTTCAAGATTATACACGATGTCGTAAAGGTCGGTGGTATTTTTATCCATATTCTACCTGACGCAGAGCAGTTGATGAGGTACGGTTACTGGAAAAATCACTGCAATATTTACTACACTGAAGCATTTTTCGAGCAACTTTCTGTAGAGTGTGGATATAAAATCATACAAAATATCGTGTCGACAGGTAACCGAGCAGTCGCCCTACAAAAGACAGATAAACCATTTATGGAAGATCGCTCAATAACTGAGTTATTGTATGTTAACTTGACATAGGTTAAAAAATCAGGTATAATATGTTTAAAAGAAATTACATCCTCCCAGAAGACTTTATATCTGCTGAGGAGTTTTCTAGACAGGTGCAAAGGATGAAATCTGAACCAGAATACAACCCTAAATACATATTGAAATGCGATGCTGGCGAGTACGCCACAGACAGCATTTTACATCTTGTGTGGGAGATTTTCTCTCACCGACTCGGACATTTTCTCAAAGGTGAGGGATTCCGAGACTGAGTCGCCGTATGGGACTCTATTATTAACACTGCCAATAAGGAGTGACTATGTATACTTACCGCAATCAGTGGTCTACCCAATTTCCTAACGATTTCAACAAGGCATTAAACAATGCTGTTGGATTTGATAATATGATTCAGAGACTATTTGAGGTTTCTGATGCTGTGGCAGGAAAAGGTAGTCAAAACTACCCACCCTACAATTTGTCGAGAGATGGGGAAACCTATATTCTCGAAATGGCTCTTGCTGGATTCCATCAGGATCAGTTAGAGGTTAAGTATGAAGAAGGAGTCCTGACAGTTGGGACTACTAAGGGATGGGAACAAGACCTCGATGAGGAAAAGTACATCCATCGTGGTATTGCGGCACGTACGTTTACCCGCAAGTTTACCCTGTCTGACGATGTCGTCGTGAAGGGAGCAGACTTCAAAAATGGTCTGCTGATTATTACTATGGAGCGCATCGTGCCTGATGAAAAGAAGGCAAGAGTAATTCCGATAGGGGAATCGGACTCTAAAGCAGAAAAGGTATTTCTGTCTGAAGAGACCAAGTAATCTGTGGGGGAGGGCAACCTCCCCTCTATTAAGGAAATCATGCGCATCAGTCCTAATTTTACATTAAACGAACTTACAAAATCGAGCACAGCAATGCGACTCGATATTGACAATACTCCCTCAATGGAGCATCTTGTTGCCATGACGGCACTCTGTCACAAGATTGCACAACCCATTCGAGACCAGTTCGGTGTAGTGACAGTTAATTCATGCTATAGGAGTCCTGACTTAAATAAGGCAGTAAAAGGTTCTGGAAAGTCCCAGCACTGCAAAGGTCAGGCGATTGATTTGGAAGTTATGAGGACTCCAAATGACGAACTAGCAGCATGGATCTTTCACAATCTAGAGTTCGATCAACTCATCCTTGAGTACTTCGACCCCAAAGCAGGTGATCCGAATATGGGTTGGGTTCATGTGTCTTATAATCATGAGGCATCTGAGCAACGAAAAAACTCCATGCTAATCAACAAAAATAGCAATGGATATCAACCATGGGAACCAAACTGATTATATCAGTACTTCAAAAAATAGACTTGACACTTTGCCGTTGGCGTAGTATAATAAATAAGAAAATAGATAAATTGAAAGAGGAACAACGCACCGAAGACTAATGGACTTCTATACATCTGTATCAAAAGACAATCAAGACATCGTTGTCCGAGGGTATGACAACGGCAAACGTATCAAAAAACGAATCAGAGACTACAACCCTACCTTATTTGTCATTGATTCTTCTGGAAAATCTAAGTGGCGTACTTACGACGGTAAGTGCGTCGCTCCCATCAAAGTCGGCAATACACAAGAACTAAATCAGTGGAAAGAGAAATACAGGGAAATCGAAAACTTTCCTATCTACGGATACGAGAGGTACGCCCAGCAGTGGATTACAGAGAACTTCCCTGAGGAAATTGAGTTTGATTTTTCTCTTTTCCGTACAGCATATATGGACATCGAGGTTTCGTCTGAGGAAGGTTTTCCCTCTCCAGACACTGCAAACTATCCTGTCACTGCTATCACTCTTTGGCTCCAAGGTAAATACTACATCTGGGCCACTCAAGAGTGGGAAAACAAGAAAGGTCTGAACTGTGAGTTTTTCCTGTTCAAAGACGAAAAGGTATTGCTTGATGACTTTATCCATCGCTGGGCACAACTTGACATTGACATAATCACTGGCTGGAACGTCAGATTTTTTGACCTACCTTACCTTCATAATCGTCTCTCAAGATTGCTAGGAGATGGCATAAATAAGAACTGGTCTCCCTGGGGTAGAGCAGTTATGCGAGAGACTTTTGCGATGCAAGGAAAAGCACAAAAGTATCTTGACATACTTGGTATTGCAACACTCGACTACATTGAGTTGTACAAGAAGTTTACCTACACAAACCAAGAATCCTATCGACTCGACCACATTGCAAATGTCGAACTTGGTACGGGTAAACTTTCATTTGAGGAGTACGGCAGTCTCCATACTCTCTGGAAACACGACTATCAAAAATACCTTGACTACAATATACAAGACGTAGACCTTGTCGTGCAGTTAGAGGGTAAGATGAAATTGATTGAGACTGCTGTTACTCTGACAATGTCTATGAAGTCTATTCCTGATGCCTGCTTTACTCAGGTGCAGATGTGGGATAATAAAATCTACGATGTCCTTTGGAGACAGCAGATTGTAGTTCCACCTCGAAAAGATTCTGAGAATCGAGAGCAGGTAGAGGGTGCGTTTGTCAAGGAAGTCCATCCTGGACTCTACAACTGGGTCATGTCTTTTGACTTGAACAGTCTGTATCCCCATCTTATTATGCAGTATAATGTATCGCCTGAAACCTACCTCGGTGTAGACGAGGTCCCTGGTGTACAGGCATTTCTAGATCGTAAAGTTACAAAACCAGTAGGGGGATTTACTATGACTCCTAATGGTGCTAAGTTTCGTATAGACGAGCAGGGTTTCCTTCCTAAACTGATGCAACAGTTCTACGACGATCGTAAGATTTTCAAGAAGAAAATGCTACAGCATGAGCAGGAGATGGTAAATACAAATGACCCTGCTGAAAAAGAGAGACTAGGTAAACTTGTATCGAGTCTAAACAATCTACAAATGGCTCGCAAAATCTCTCTAAACTCTGCCTACGGTGCCCTCGGTAATATCCATTTCCGATGGTACAATCGAAACCTCGCTGAGGCGATTACTCTTGCTGGCCAGTTGTCAATTAAGACTGCTGAAAAAGCAGTTAACAATTGGATGAACACAGTATTTAAAAATGAAAAAGACTACGTCATTGCTGCCGATACGGATTCGTTGTATATTAATATGGAGGACATGGTCAATGACAGGTTCAAGGATTTACCTTTCGATCCAGAGGAGACTGCAGTGGTGGAGTTCTTGGATAAGGTTGGTGATGGCCCACTACAAGATGTCATTGACAAGGCATATAACGACCTGGCTGAATATGTGAATGCCTTCGAGCAGAAGATGTTTATGAAACGAGAGGGCATCTCATCCAAGGGTATTTGGACTGCGAAAAAGCACTACATCCTCAACGTCTGGAATAACGAGGGTGTTCAGTACGACAAACCTAAACTAAAAATGATGGGTATTGAGGCAGTAAAATCATCAACGCCATCTGCCTGTCGTGGTAGTCTTAAAAAATCCTTCGAGGTGATTATGAATAAAAACGAGGATACCCTGCAGGATTTTGTTATAAAGTTTCGAAAGGCATTTGATGAACTTCCAATCGAGGATGTCTGCTTTCCTAGATCAGTCAAAGGTCTAAGCAAGTATGGTGATCGGCAAGACATCTACAAATCAGGTACTCCGATCCATGTCAGAGGTTCATTGCTCTACAATAATCTGCTGACAAAACACCATGTGTCTCAAAAATATGCTCGCATACAAGAGGGTGAGAAAATCAAATTTATCTACCTCAAAATGCCAAATCCGATCCGTGAGAACGTCATTGCTATGGTTGATGGTTTGCCTCAGGAGTTTGAACTCGATAAATACATTGATCGTGATTTGATGTTTGATAAAACCTACAAAGTACCACTTAATGACATTGTTGAAAAAATTGGTTGGTCTCTTGAAAAGAGGAATTCCATCGAGGACTTCTTCGCGTAAAAACTTGACAGGGATCAATATTCGTGGTATAATTGTGACTGTTCAAAATCCTAGAGACCCA